GCGCCCACAAACCAGAAGCTCAACTCCTACCTGAAACGACTGAACATCGTGGACCGCACTTCATACGAGAAGATCATGGCGACCTACTTCCCGAACGACAAGCTCCTGCCGGACCCGAACGCAAAGGAGGCCCCCGCAACCATCACCCCAGCCCCTGCAGACATAGCGCCGGAAGCACCAGCGGGGAAATAGCATGGCTGAGATCCTAGACAGTCAGGAAAAGATAGCTGACTTCCTCGGGATCTCCGTCAGTAAGCTCAAGACCATGCGCTGCGAGCTCGACAAGGCAGGCGTCACATTCATCTTGGTCAAGGGCAGGCCACCGCGGCGGCGAGTGTGCGCCGTCAAGAGCACACTCATAAACTGGCTCTCGCTGAAAGCAGAGAAAGGCGAGACAATCTAAGCACTCCTCATCTCCTCCTCACGGCCCCCGGGACCTTACCCACCCCGGGGCCTCTTCTCTATGCAATCCAAATGCCAAGAAAATTCAAAGACATGAATTTTGACCAGCTGAGTCGGCCACCTCAGATGACCTCCTGAGTCGCCCACCTGTTAGCCTTTTGGCGCAATTTTCGTGCCTATGACATACACTGTTCATGCCGGTTACTGCCGAAGAAGTGAGGGAGCGCAACGTAATGACCGCGCGGGATGCGATGGATAAGCGCGGCATGTCTATCGATGACTTTCTCAGGGTAGTTCAAGACGGGATCAATGCCAAGGTCACCAGGACCCACAAGATCAAGGGCAAGATAGCATCGTACAGGAACGGCCGGAAGAAGCTGGCCAAGGGCGTTCGCATCATGGCCGAAGGCTACAAGCCGGAGATCTCCAAGCAGGGCACGGCCTACGATGACGGCGACACCCTGGTACAGTTCGACGAGATCGATCACAAGATCAGGCTCGAGGCCGCGGATATGGGCTTCAGGCTCCTCGGATCATTCGCCCCAACCAAGCATGAGCACACCTTGCCGGAAGGAACCGAGCTCGAGAAGGCCGCCATTGATGCCTTGAAGGACATGGCGGCGAAGCACCGGGAGGCAGGCAATGATTGATTCGATCACGGCAGGCCTGACCCGGAAGCAATGCAATAACCTGTACGATGAAGTGGCAGCACTCGCGCAGCCCCGCGACATTCAGAGGGTCCTCTGCCAGCAGGATCTGTTCTTCCTTCTGAGCCGCGTATGCCGGCGCATGGACATAAACCGCGATTGGCTCTTCGAGCGCTGCAGGGAGGTGGAGGCCAACCCGAACGGGTACCTGGACCTCTGGGCCCGGGAGCATTACAAGTCGACGATCATCACCTTCGGCCTGACCATCCAGGACATCATCAGGGATCCCGAGCTCTGCATTGCCATCTTCTCGCTTAACAGGCCCATAGCCAAGAAGTTCATGAGCCAGATCAAGCAGGAGCTCACCGAGAACGTGGTCCTGAAGGGCTTATTCCCGTCTGTCCTCTGGGCAAATCCCGAGAAGGAAGCGCCTACCTGGTCACTCGATGACGGCCTTATCGTGAAGCGCCAGGGCAACCCCAAGGAGCCTACCCTTTCGGCATGGGGGCTCATCGAAGGCATGCCCACATCGGCTCACTACAACATCAGGATTTACGACGACATCATTGACGAGCGGCATGTAGGCAACCCCGAGATGATCGCCAAGGCGACCAAGGCCTGGGAGCTCTCGCTCAACCTGGGCAGCGCAAACCCCACAAAATACCACGGCGCCAACGTGGAGCGATATGTAGGAACCCGCTACCACTTCAACGACCCGTACCGCGAGATCAAGAAGCGCGAGGCAGCCATCGAGCGCAAGTATCCCGGGACCATCGACGGGAAGCCGGACGGGTATCCTGTCCTCTGGACCAGGGAGTTCATGGACGCGAAGCGGAAGAAGATGGGATCCTACGTCTTCTCCTGCCAGATACTCCAGGATCCCGTTGCCGACGAGGCCCAGAACTTCAAGGAGGATTGGTTGAGCTTCTGGGGCGGCGTCAACCACCAGGGCATGAACAAGTACCTGCTCTGTGACCCAGCAGGCGAGAAGAAGAAAGACAACGACTACACCGTTATGCTCGTCATAGGCCTGGGCCCAGACCAGAACTACTACCTGATCGACGGCATCAGGGATCGTCTGAACCTCACCGAGCGCACCAGCCGCCTTATGGCCTTCCATCGCAAGTACCGGCCCAAGGCCACGGGATACGAGAAGTATGGCAAAGATTCTGACATAGAGCACATCGAGGACACCCAGAAGCTCGAGGAATACCGCTTCACCATTACTCCCCTCGGCGGCCCCATGCCTAAGAATGACCGAATCCGCAAGCTGATACCGCTCTTCGAGAACCATCGGTTCTTCCTGCCGCCACGGCTCATCTTCACGGATTACCAAGGCAAGGAGCAGGACCTCGTCAAGCTGTTCATAGATGAAGAGTTCAGCATGTTCCCCTTTGCGCAGCATGACGACATCCTCGACGACATGGCTCGCATCGTAGACCAGGACCTCAAGGCCGTATTCCCCGACTCGGGCACCCTGACAGAGGCGGCAGTCAAGGACCTCTGGCTCAAGAACGCACCGCCGTCAGTGAGGAGCGCCTATGGCCGCTAAGAAATCTCAGGCAGGATACCGGGACCTCGGGGTCCAGAACGGGGCGAACTACGTCAAGGACTTCAACGAGGCCTACAACAATGCGTACCCTGCATGGTCCCAGGCCTGGACCGAGATGAAGAGGGACATCGAGTTCGTCCTCGGCAAACAGTGGAGCGCAGAGGAAGAAGCCTACCTGCTCAAGCAGGGAAGGGCAGCCCTGCACTTCAACAAGATGATGCGGATTGTCAAGCTCATCAGCGGCTACCAGCGTAAGAACCGGCTGTCCCTGAAGGCAGACCCCGTGGAAGGCTCCGACGTACAGACCGCGGAGCAGCTCACCGCCATCCTCCTGTGGCTGTTCTCGAGCAACCAGATGTACCTGACCATGTCCGAGGGCTTCGAGGCCGGGGCACTCATGAGCGGTATCAACCTCCTGCACATCGGCATGGACTACATGCAGGACATCGTCAACGGCGACCCGCAGGTCTTCAGGCACCCGCACAACCAGTTCCTCCTGGACCCGACCTTCACCAGGCGCAACCTGGATGACTGTGATTACGCCATGATCAGGATGGCCCCGAACAAGGACCAGGCGAAGATCCTGCTCCCGTTCATGGACCCTGACGACATCGACGGCCTGAGGCTGTCCGGCATGGACAACAAGTTCCCTCTCATGACGAGCCACCGGGACACGCTCAACAGGCCGCGGCTGAACCTGTACTACTTCTGGCGACGCACCACGAAGACCGCGTGGCTGATCCTGGACCGTCAGACCGGTGCCACCCGGGAAGTGGATATGCCCACCGCCAAGGTCAACCAGGCCCTTGAAATAGCCTACGCCATGCACGGCGAGCGGTTCGAGAAGATCAAGAAGAGCAAGGGAGTCGTTGAGCTCGACATCATCCTGCAGAACCTGTGCGTGTACCACGGGCCCGACCCTACGGGCATCGAGTCCCACTTCCCCCTGGTCCCGGTCATGGGCACCTACGTCCCCGAGTACGAGGATTGGGCCTACAAGATCCAGGGGCTCTCGAGGCAGCTCCGCGACCCGCAGACCGAGAAGAACAAGCGCATGAGCCAGATGCTCGACATCATCGAGAGCCAGATCAACTCGGGATGGAAGGCCAAGGGCAAGGCTGTGCTCAACAAGGACGACCTCTACCGCTCCGGCCAGGGCCGCGTGGTCTGGATGACCGACGATGCGGAGATGACCGACGTGGAGCAGCTCCGGGGCACGGACGTCCCGCAGAGCCACTTCCAGTTGCAGGAGATCCTGGACCGCGAGATCCCCGACATCGGCGGGGTGAATCAGGAGATGTTCGGGGCGCCCGAGAACGACCAGCTCGAGGTGGCCGGCGTCCTGGCAAAGATGCGTATGGCTGCAGGCTTGGTGGGGCTCCAGGAGTACTTCGACAATTACCGCTTCGCCAAGCAGACCGTCGGCCTCCGGCTCATCGAGGCCGTGACCAAGAACTGGACCCCGGACAAGGTCAAGCGGGTCACCGGACAGGAGCCTTCCCAGGCGTTCTACACCAAGGGCTTCGGGCGCTACGACTGCGCCGTGACCGAGGGCCTGCTCACCGACACCCAGCGACAGATGTTCTACGCGGAGCTCAAGGCCATGCGGAAGGACGGCTATGCCGTGCCCATGGAGCTCCTGGTCGAATACATGCCGGTACAGCTCAAGGGCGAGATCAAGAAGGCGTTGGTCAAGGCAGAGCAGCAGCAGAGCCAGCAGGCCCAGCGGCAGATGCAGCTCGACGAGATCACCAAGCAGGTCATGCAGGCCACCCAGATGCTCCAGGTTGCCCAGGCCAGGGAGAAGCTGACCCAGGCAGAGGAGAACAGGGCGACCGCCGCCCTGGACCGCGCCAAGGCGGCAGCGGAGATCCAGGACATCGGGGCACAGAGGGCGCTCGACCTGATCAATCTCATGTTCGAGGCCCAGCAGCGCATTGAGGACCGCAACCTGCAGCGGGAACAGGCCATGCAGGCAGGGGGCGCTCAATGAAGCATGAGATCGGCACCATCAGAGACTGTTTCGGTCAGGAGCTCATGGCCAGTATCCGCAGGGCAATGCATGAGTGCTCCCACCTGACGGAGCCCTACTACATCTACTTCTTCAACCAGAGCGACGCGATAGACCACACAATCCACCGCACCACGGTCAGGATCATGCGGAAGGACCAGCTCCGCAAGGTGATCCCTTATGTGGGAGGCAAGCCGGTCCCCATGCTGGGCACGGGCCTGCTCAAGGTGGACAACCAGAAGGGCAAGGCCGAGTGGGTCTGGATCCTGCCCCGGGACATCCCGCACACCCAGGGCGCAACCCCGTTCGACCAGGTAATCGAAGAGGTGGCAAGCAGGGCATTCGCCCTGAACGTGCCCATCATAAACGCGTGAGGTGAACATGGACAGAGTAAGGCTCGTCATAGATCGCACGGCTGCAGGGCTTCAGGACAAGGTCAACAGGGCATACGACGAGGGCTACCGGCCCGACGGCTCCTTCAACAGGACCGATGACGGCAGGTGGTTCATGCAGACCATGACGCTTCCTGAACCCAGCGCACCCGAGAGGGTGGAGCCCAAGGAGAAGGAGCCCAAGCCGAACAGGGCGAAGAAGGCTCCCTCGAAGAAGGCAGCGAAGAAGTAACCCAACCCGCCGCCGGGGATAACGGGCGAACGAAAGAGAGGGCGAACATGTCAGAATCAACGGTAGATCCAACCAGCACGGGCGTAGCAGCAGCTCCCGCCGCCGGGGATGGTGGACAGCCGGCCGCGCCGCCAGCGGCACCAACGGAACCAGGGGCCCAGCCAGCAGCGCCTGCAGACGACCTCAACCTGAGTGATCGTGAAAGGGCGTTCCTGGAGGGATTGAGGGATGAGCGTTCAAAGAGGCAGCAGATAGAGAGGGAACTGGAGCTTGCCAGGGCAAACCATGTGCCGGGATCGTTCCAGCCAGCTCCGTCGCAGCCTGGAGCGCCAGCGCCGCTTAACGAACCTGCCCAGCCAGCGGACCCGTTCGCTGACCTGGACGACGACGACCTCATGACCGGTGCCGACATCAAGGCGAAAGTCGTGCCGAAGTTCATGGGGATGCTCCAGCAGATAGCCGGGGCGATAGCGGTACAGCAGCGGCAGGCTCAGTTCTCTGATGTCACCAACGACGACATCAGGACGCACATCCCCAAGATCATAGCGGAAGACCCCGCGCTCGCGCAGGTCATCAAGGTCCTTCCCGCTCCGGCCCAGTTCATCATAGCCCAGACGCTGACAAGGTTCGCAAAGAACGCAGCGCCGAGGGCCGACGGGCTGACGCCGGGAGTGCCAGGGACTCCTCCCGCTGCTCCGTCAGACCCCCTAAGCGACATCGCTCGCGCAATCCTCGCCAATGCCAAGAAGCCTGGAGCACCAGGCTCCGGTGGTGGCGGGGCTCTTGACGACGTGGTGACGCTCCTGAAGGGCATGACGCCGGAGCAGTACGAGGCGTACCGGCAGCAGAAGAAGAAGGACATGGGCCTGTAGGGGTGGGGTGAGACAGTCCGAAGGAGGACACAGAAATGGAACTTACCACCACAACCGAAGTCCCCGCAGCCGTAGCGATATTCTACGACCGTGAGCTTCTGGCAAATGCAAGGGCAAAGCTCTTCCATGAGAAGTTCGCGCAGACCCGGAACCTGCCTTCCAAGTCAGGCGACACCATCAAGTTCCGCAGGTATGGCACCCTGACCACGGCCACCACGCCGCTCACCGAGGGCGTGACCCCTGCAGGGCAGAAGCTCTCCAAGACCGACCTGCTCGCCAAGGTCAGCCAGTACGGTAGCCATAAAATTGCCGTACGCAAATCCTTTCTGATTTACGGGAACGCCTAAACAAGGAGATGACAATCCATGCAAGGTAACCCGAGGGAAGCGGTTCTCATCTCATATCTGGCCGGGATAATCGACGGCGAGGGCACAATCCGCATTAATCGTTGCGCTGGAGATAAAACGCTAAGGCAGCTCAAGCGGAAGAATCCTATTCATGCCGGACAAATATCGGTCGGGATGACCTCCAAGGATGTCTGTGATCTTTTGCAGTCCGTTCTTGGTGGATCAGTGAGAGAAGAACGCGTTCCTGATGGTCGCAAGGTTATATATCGGTGGGCAATCACGTCCAGGCCAATGGTAATCGCGGCCCTCAATAAGCTCATGCCTTATCTGATTGTGAAGAAGGAACAGGCGCAAGCTGTTTTGGAGTTTTGCGAATACTGGCCGGACAAGAATGTTCACCTTGCTTTGACGCCACAGGAACTACAGCGGCGTGAGGATGCGTTCTGGAAGGTTCGCAAGCTCAATGCCGTTGGAGCACCCGCAACGACTGAGCGAAAGGACATTCGTGAGAATGAAGCGACAGTCTGAACTTATGAGAAATCATAAGAGGGGAATCGAAGCGTTCCCCCGCCTCTTTACTGAGGTCAGTAAGCCGACAGGTGACGCGGCTGAAAGTAACAGGATGGATTTTGTCTACGTCACCGATTGGGTCAACATGACGGTTGAGGACCCCGTTCTCACCGTGGCCCAGGAGGAGCTGGGCGACCAGGAAGGCCGCACCCGTGACGAGCTCGTCAGGGACATCCTGATTGCATCGCTCACCGCGACCCATGCGGCAGGCGGGTCCAATGGCAACACTCCGACCGAGATCACCAAGGCCGACATCGACGACCTGGTCAAGACGCTCCTGGGGGCAGACGCTGAGTTCTTCGCTCCGAAGATCACCGCTTCCACAGGGGTAGGCACGTCACCCATCAGGGACGCCTTCTGGGGCATCGCACACACCGACCTGATCGACGACCTCGAGGACGTGAGCAACTTCAAGAGCACGTCGGAGTACCCGAAGCAGGAAGGCGTAGTCGATGGCGAGTGGGGATCTACCGGGAACGTCCGCTGGCTCGTCAGTTCCGTGGCCGACAAGCAGACCACCCCGAACCCGGACGAGTATAATCTCCCGATCATCGCCAAGAACGCCTACGCGGTGACCGACCTCGAGAGCGGCTCCGAGTCCATCGTGAAGGCTTTCGGTTCCGGCGGAACCTCCGACCCTCTGAACCAGAGGGCAACCGCCGGCTGGAAGATGGCATTCGTAGCGCGGATCCTGAATGACAACTTCATTCAGCTTCTGCAGGTCACCCACAGCTAAGGCCCGTAAAGGGAAGGAGGAAAATCAATGTCTCAGATAGTTGTAGGACATCTTGAATCGGACGGGGCGGCAATCAACCTGCCCCTTGGGTTTGTTCCCGACGTGCTCTTCCTGTTCAACGCCAAC